GTTAACTCCCGTGTTGACATAAACAATGTTTGTGTTGTTATTAGTTACTACAATTTGCCCATCCGACCGTATTCTCATCCGCTCCGTCGGGCTGCTCGCTCCATCGGCGGTAGTGGAGAACACTAGGCGGCCTGGCATGTCGTTGCTGCCAGGAGTGCCATCTACTATGCCGTCAATGCGTGCGGCTTCGACAAATTCGGTTCCATCATTGCCTTGAAATGAAAGAATACCGATCCAGTCTCCATTCTGTAGCGCAGTATTGGACCCAATGCTTGCAGTCCGTGATCTGCCAAGAACAACATAGGCAGGGTTATCTCCTACATCGTTGTTGATAACACTGATTGCAGCCCTAGATGCAGCCCCACCAGTTCCTTCTACTTGAAGCCCCGCTGTAAGTGTCGAGTTGTAGAAATTTGCACGCGCACTAGACGTGCCAACTAAGAGCCTGCGAGAACCATCAATTCTGAGAGCCTCAGTTCCAGTGAAGTCTGCCCCAGTCTTGAAGATCAGCGAGCCGTCGCCATTAGCAATGCCAAATGACCAGCGATCCGCAATGTTGTCTTCGGTGAATTGAATAAAACTAGAGTAACCCTGCGTTGACCGCATCTCCAGTTTTCTATTTGTATTGGAGGTTGAGTTGTGAAGCCGAGCATTTCCGGCGACATCTAGAGTCGTGGTGGGCGCAGTAGAGCCAATCCCTAGTGACCCTCCAGAAGTAAGGGTCATTTTGGTGGTGAGTGATGCTCCGCCAGTTCTGAATCGGATTGCTGCTGCTGATTCAGTAGTGCTGGAATCAAGCGTTAGCCCATCAAAATCATTGGAACCGCCAACGCGACCACGCGAAACAGAGCCGTTAAAAAAGTGAATAGAGCTACGCTCAGATGCAGTTGCAGTGGATTCAACCTTGACGGTTGTGCTCGCAGCACTACCACCCTTGAGATGCAATAGCTCGTCAACAGTAGAAGTCCCCAGACCTACCCGCTGCGAGGAGTCGATCACCAGCGCAGCAGTGCCGCCCGTTGAAATTCCGACCTGATTGGCACCAGGCGAATAGAAGCCGGTATCGGTCCCGCTGTCCTTGAAGTAGATCGACGGGGCAGCAGCCGTGCCGTTTTCAAATGCAATATTCGTCCATTCGCCATCGAGTTGATAAAGAGTTATCCAGGCCGAATTCGCACTATTGCGCATCTTCATGACACCGGCCGTGGTATCAGCCCAGCGCATGAATGCGTAAGTCGTGGTGGGTTCAGTGGCACCACTGTTCTGAGTGACGATTGCCGCCAAACCGTTGTTGAGATCGGAACGGACGGCAGCGCCAGTGCCGTTAGCGATCACGTAATCGTGCTGTGCCATGCCGAGTCCTTACCAGGACAGTGTTTGTCTAACTTTAGCCGCCTCGGCCATAACCAACCGCACTCCAGTTGAAGTTACGGCTGACAGCGGTTCCAGCGGAGTTCTTGAATGTGACGGTGAAGCCAGTGCCACTGATGCTTGTGACCTCAAAATAGTCGCCTGTTCCCATGTTCTGAGCCGTGATGCCGATGCTGGGCAGGTAGGCGTTGACCCCACCGAGGCTTGCTGTTCCAGTCCAGAAGGCGTTGGTGAAGGTGATCGCCTTCGCGCCTGCGCCGCTGCTCACCGCCCCGTTACTGTTTTCCGTACGACGTTGGAAGGTGGCTTCATAGCCAAGCTCATCCACGAGGATGTTTTGATCAACTGCGCTGCTGCTGAGGTCAGCACGGAACTGGAAGCCACGACCACGGAAGGCGCCATTGACGAACTCCTGCCATGCACCCCACGTAGGACTGCTGCTGGGGTTGTCCGTGGTGGAACGCAACATCAACTTGGCATTTACCTTGTCGATCACACCACCATCCCAATCCGCCCAGTCATCAACGGTATTGGTGCGTGAATCAATAAGGTCAGATGGAAAATAACCACGCGTGACAAAGTAACGGCGAAGATCGACAGAGAAGGTATTGCCGAGATCCAAGGTGTTGGCAAACGTGTAGGTGCCAGACGATGACACATTGCCCATCACATCGAAGGTGGCTAGGGCATCTACATCAGTGACCGAATCAAATAGCGTCAGGCCATCAAGGGTCAACGCATCGAATTCATCGCTGTAGAAGGTGCTGGATTTTGTGCCTTGATATGGCGGGCTGTCTTGATCTTCTCGACGCGTCTGAATCGTCAGAGGCGCGATGGTATCAGGCAGATCAATGATGACGCTGGTTTCAGTCGTTGATTGCCGCCCACCGTCGTCTTCAAACTTGACCAGCACTTCCCCTTCAACGAGCGGGATGATGGCCTCTGTCTGAGAGCCGGACTTGGCTGGGATCAAGTCAACACTGTTGCTCCAGGTTGCTGTGCCATCAGTAAGGCTGCTGTGGCGGATGTAGACCTTGCCACCAACCTTCACGTCAAGATCAATGGTTTCATCCCAACGCAAACGACCGGAGTTGTTGTTGATGGCCTCAAACGTGAGATTCTGTACATTGCCAGGTACAGCCGTCTTGCCGATGGTGGCAACAGTGATGCTTGCTGGGCTGATTGATGGAATGTTTGATCCGTTCAGGGCATAAACACGAATGTCGTAAGTGTCAGCAACAATGTCGAGGATTTCGTAGTCAGGGCGCGGAACAATAGCGGTCGTCCAGTTCCCGTTTTGCTGCCGCCATTGCACTTGATAATTGGTGACGCCAACAACAGGTCGCCAACTGACAATCAGTTTGACGTTTGCTTTGCCATTGGATTCATAAAAGGCTTCAGCCGTGTTTAGTTCGGTTGGCGAATCAGGCGGTTGGTTTAGCTGTGAAATTGTTCGCTGTTGGAGTTTGAATCCACGCTCCACATAGTCATATTTGCTTGGGTTGTAAGCCAGTGCGCTGATTTCATATTTGCACTCATCCTTCTCGGCAATTGACAGAACACGCCACTGCGAATTCTCAACACTGCTGTTTTGAATGACCCAAACACTATTGGCATTCGGAGCAACGCTGAATGCCGAGCTGACAGTGATTACAGCGCCGGAAATGCTGCTGATGGCCTTGGTTTCAATCGAACCATCAGGCATCACAACGGAGATCGTGGGACTGCCAGTCGTGGGCAGGCTGGTGTTGGTCGTATCGTCAACGGTGATCGTTGTTGTCGTTGCGCTGCTGATGCGGCCACCGCGACGAAGACCAGCTCGTACAGGATCAGAGACCTCAATGACTTGACCGGGGCGAACGATGACGCCAGCATCAATACTGGTCGAGAAGGTGACAACTTCAGATTCGTTTTGCTCGGAATACAGGAGCCATTCACCAAGACGTGCAGCCTGACCCCGTGATGTGCAGGCAAATGCCTTGACTTCAGTTTTGACGACGCCGTACTTAGAAATACCAGTTTGATCCTCAACGGTTTCGTACGCCAGATCCTGAGTTTCAAGATCCAAGTAGCTGACAATGGCAACGGTGTGGCGCGTCTTCAGATCTGAGCCGCTGTAAACAAATCCTTGCTCAGGATCAACATTGGCCAACGTGAAGACATAGCTGGCATCTGTTGGCTTGTCTTGACTGATGGTGAGCGATCCTGCCGACCAATACGGCATCACGCGCATCACCGAGCAAAGATCATTGATCAGCTTGAATGCTTCATCTTGGTTTTGAATCAGGGCATTACAGGAGAAGCGAGGCTCGGTTCCACCAAAGCCATCATCAACAAGCTCACTTGCGTATTGGGACGCGGCGAAAAAGCTCCACTTATCGAGATTGCTGCTGCTGATGTGATCGCCAAACCCGTATCTGGAGCTGGTGAGCAAGTCCCAGAGGATCCAGGCGGGATCAGTTGTCCACTGCGCAGATCCAAACGTGCCATCCCATGAACCCGCATATGTGAGACGGCCATTGCTGGAATTAACTGTGGCATTGCTTGGAATCGCAACTTTGATGCCACGAATGCGATACGAACGCGAAGGAATGCTATTGAACTGCTCTGCGCTAAAACGCATTGCAAACAATGCGCTATTCGGATAACGCAGTTTCTCTTCAATGATCTCGGTGTAACTTGACCAAACAAATTGATTGATCAGGTTCGAATCAGTGCTATCTGCGGTAATACGAACAACACGAATATCAACAGGAAATGCGCCGCTAATACTGACCTTGTAATCCTTTTGGTACTGATCAGCCGTGCGGCCATTGATCGTGTCGTCAATGACAGTTGTATAGCCACCGCCGTTGTACTGAACTTTGATTTGAAGGTTGATGCTAGTGCCGTAAACATCACCTTCTGTTGTGTACCGTTCCAGCCGTGGAACAGTGATTGTCACGCGCACTGCATCGACATCAGTGTCGCTGATTGTGCGAGTAATTGGCGTCGCAGCGGTAACCGTTGAGTTGACGCTTACTTCATTTTCAGTGTCAGAAAAACCAGCAATGTAGCTCTGGTTTTGTGTGCCGTAACGCGGCTCTGTTGTAATTCCCGTGAAGTTGTAATCCGTGGATTGAAGATTGGTTACATCAGCGCCAGAGCGCAATACAGGCGTCCCATTGAGATAAACATCCTTCAGCAATGCTTTGTTGTAATCATCGGTACCACGTGTATATGCCCGTGCGGAAGGAAAGCCTTCAATCTCTCCTTCACTTAGGAGATCAACAAAGGTCGCAAATTGTTTTGACGCAAGGCTGTCAGCATCGCGAACAGGCGTGCGTGTTGGTGCAACAACTGTTTGATAAACAACAGTCTGTTGAGGTTGAGATTGCTGACCGCCACCACCGCCAGCACCGCGAATGATTTTGGTCATGCTTCCACCTGAACAGTGTCAATACCAACAGAGATCACGACAGAGCCAGTTATCACCTCGCCGTAGCAAATCGGGACTGGTGTTCCCTGTGAGCTGGTGTTTTGAATGCCGCTGAAACTGTAAGACTTCTGCGGATCCAGCTCAGTTTCACGCGTGGAAGACGAGTAGTTTCCAACATTGCCCGCACCCATTGAGGCAATGTTTGGCGTGGGCGTCAACAACTGAGCAACACCACCAAGCACCAAGCTGGCGCCAACGCCGGTGATTAGACCAAAAGCGGTCGGTCCAGCCCATGCAGCAAAACCTGGAATTGCAAACGACGCGACAAGAAGAGCGGCACCTGCAATGACACGACCAACAGCACCAGCACCAGCAAATACTGGAACGATGCACAGTGGCGAGAGCATGCCAACCGGGAAGTCCAGTTCATCTTGACCAAGTGTTTGCTCACCAACTGATACGCGATAGTGACCCTGCGCAATTTCTTTTTCCAGCCATGGAAAGTTGGCAATCAGAAAACGAATTGCCTCTTTGACATTGCTGATTTCAGCCTTGAACACGCGCCGTTTCAGGAGCTTGGCGAGGCGTCCGTAGACTCGAATTTCGCGCAGCATCGACCCCGCTCCTATTTATCCAAGGATAGATGCTTCCTTGTGCCGCAGCCTCCTGCCCGTACATTTCATCAACCAGCCACCGTATAAATCACGGCTGCTCAAGCGTCCCTTGATGTGATGGAGGATCGTTTGATCACCAAGGTAGACACCACAGTGATTGAGGCCGCTGCCTTCAATGCCCATCAACAAGCCATCGCCAAACTGCAACGGCTCTTCATCGTCCAACTGATAAAAGCCCGCATCTTTCCAAAATTGATCAAATAGCGGCTGCTCCTCAAACTTTTCATACGTGATCGGGCGATCCCAATCAGGCAGGTGAATGCCGTTCTCCCCATACCAATCGCGCACAAGCGTCCAGCAGTCGCTCACCGCCCAAACCCATTCACGGCCAATCAGAGGCGCCTTGAAGCCGCTTGGCTTGATCTCTGGACTCCATGCTTCTGTCTTGGGGTTGACGATGTACCACGGCAGACCGCTTTTCTCGATGCCAAGCAGATCGGCCTGACTCGGCTCAGGCGGCAACCAGGTGTGGCTGTGAACGATGGCAAGAATCTCGCCGGCGTCCTCGGCTTTGATCCAATCATCTGGATCAAGGATGAATTGATTGCCGTCAACCGACAGGTTGTTGCATGGCCAGTACTTCTTCCGACCTTTGACGACAACAACAAGACCGCAGCACTCTTTGGGGTCTTCAGCTTGCGCGTGCTTAAGAGCGTCGTCTTTCCAGCTCATGAGACGTACGTGCCGATGCCGGGGAACGACCCAAAGGGTAATTCAGACGTGCTGCCAAATCTCAGCTTGCAACTGCTAAGGCGTTTGCCGCAGACATCAGCGCCGAGCGTTGCAACCACGTTGTCATTTGCATCCCAGTAGTTGCTGCCGGTGTAGCCGCACTCGGTTGAGCGATATACCCATTGGCAAATGCTGCTGATGCATTGACGCTTTGGTGCTTTGATGCCTTGAAGGTCAAACGAAGCGGCAAGCTCAAACTCGACCATATCCCTGTTCTCAGCCACCTTTCGAGCGACCTTGTAGATCTCACGCGGAAATTCACTGGTGGGATCTGGTGTGCCGTAGGGGTTGACGCCACCGGTGAAGTTAGCGGCATCGATGTAACGCGCCATTGTCCTGATGCGCGTCAGCGTTGCCCCAGTGAGGTCATTGCCGGCGGTCGTCGCGTTGACCGTCAACAGAATGGAAGTAATTGTACCTAGTAGGTTGCTGATGCGGATTGTGGGGCGCGGAAGCTGGCCGTTGCCTGTGTACTCAAAACCAGTGGCTTCAACAGGAAAACGTTGATAGTTATTGCTATTCCAAACAAGTTCACCATTGGCGTTCATGTTGGCGCCAGCGTGAAAGCGATAGATCGTATTGCTGCCATGCAATGCAGTAACAAGTTGCAGCTCAAACAGTTCAATGATGAAACTAGGGCTGACTTTTTGTAACTCGGAAACTGGTATTGACATTACGGTTCAAATACCTGCTCAAAGGTGGCTGTAATCGTATTGATGTTGGGATAATCAAAAGTTCGATTCCAACTGCGGCACACCCATTTCAAGGCAGTGGCCTCGTCAAGCGGCGTCCAGTCAAAGCTTTCAGTTCCTTTTCTGGCATCAAAGAAGCTTTCAATTGCGTCAGAAACGCTGTTGGTTTTTGCTGTCCATTTCAGCTCCCACTTGCGTGGATTCTGGTTCAAGCCAAACTGCAGCCTTTGCTGATAACCATCACCAAATTGAACGGTGCGAGTGATCGGCTGGCTGAGGCGCTGCGCACCATAGTCGGGAGTTGATTCGCCCGTTGCGATGCCAAGCGTGGTGTCGTCGAAAGTGGCCATTATGCGAGCAAGCCTCCAGGACGCTTCTCTTTGATGATCTGCGCCCGAATGGCGGCACCCATTTGCTCACCAAATCTAGTGGCTTGCTGATTATCGCCCTGTGCGCTGGTGCCAGAAGCATCGACGTTCACGACGACGTTGACAGCGCCACTACCGCCCTGCATGCGCACCGGGATGCTGCGGCCATCAGGCAGAGGCACATAGGCTTCGGGGCGGCTACCTTCGCCGTACATGGCCAGTTGCGGACCCGTTGCAATACCGCCGGCTGCGTAACGACGAAGCTTCAGTGGACCTTCAGGCGTCATGATGCCGCCCATCGCAAACTTGAAGCCACCGGTAAAGGCGAGCGGATTGAACGATGCGGCGTTCATGTTGTATTGCGAAACGCCAGACAAGGGCGCAACAGCGGAGCTGCTCGGTCCACCAAGGAAACCAAGCGCCGACATGATGGTTTTCAGCACATATTGCTGAATGATCATCCGCGCCGTTTGATTCAGGATCTCAGCGGCAAAGGCTTGATAGTTAGTGGTGCCAGTTGTCATCAGATCAAAGATCGAGTTCTCAACTCCCTTGATGCCCTGATTGGCAAGATTGGCGAATGCTTCACGGACGGTGCCGACGTTATCGGCATAGCTGACGAGGCCATCCTTCAGGCCGCCCATGATGTCAGCGTTGTACTGCATCGCACGGGCGTTCTCATACACCTTGTCAGTGATGCTGCGGAAGCCGTCTTCAGTCGAGGCAAACCAGTCAGACATGGCCTGAGCGGATTCGCCTTTAGCCAGCTCATTTGATGCTTCTTCAAGCTGCACCAAAGCCTGAATCAGTGGACCTTCATTGAGGTTGCCGCCAGCTTGAGCAGCTTCTCGTGCAAGATTAAAAACTTTGCGGGCAAGATCATCTGTCTGCTTGCCAGCTTCTCTGACGGACTTGTTGTAATTGGTTTCAATCTTTTCCCAGGCCATTGCACCTAATGCCTGCAGTGCTTCGACCGTCTCGTTGATTTTGAAATTGAGTTGCCGCTCAAGTTCGCCGGCCTGACGGGTGAGGTCATTGCGACGCTCAAGCAGACGTTGCTGGCGATTGGCTTCCTGTTCGGCTTTCTTGCTTCCACCACCACCAGCGCCGTCAGCAGTGATACCGGGCAGTCCACTGGGGCGTGGTGTTGTTCCTGCTCCAGCGGAAGGAATCCTTGAACGCTCTTGCCGCAATTCACTTTGCAGTTGAGTTAGCAAGCCGCGCCGGCGGGCAGTCATTGAATCTGCTGGTCCAGCCAACATTGCAGACTGCTCTCTAATGCGACGCTCTAGATCTGCAATTCGCTCAGGGTCGTAAAATTTCATGCCCATGAAACGGGCAAGTGCATTTGCAGCTCTTGTTATTGCATTAACAATGTCGGCAAAAATTGTTTGAAATGCAGCGCCAATAGGTGCCAGCAGGCGACCAACACTTTCACTCAACTTCGACAGCGAAGCCTGCAGGCGATCACCAGCGGATTGCGGTCCCTTGGCAATGATTTCTGCGCTTTGCCCGTAACGCTTGAACAGTTCTTCTGCAAACTTCTGGAAGTCCTGCAGCGAGACTTTGCCGTCTTCAAGAGCTTTGTCCAGCTCCTGCGGCGTCATGCCAACAGACTTGGCAAACAGGGTGAATGCACCGGGCAGACGCTCACCAATCTGCTGGCGAAGTTCTTCCGCACTAACCTTGCCCTTGCTGAAGACCTGAGCCGTAGCGCGGAGTGCGGCCTCCATGTCCTGCAGGCTGCCGCCAGTGCCGCGAATACCAGCGGCAATACCAAGGAACGCTTTTTCGGCATCGCGTACGTTGCCGCCAGCGCCGAGAACAGAAGCGGACAGTTGGGTGAACTGCCTCGTGATCTGCTCCTGCGGAATCGCCAGCCGCTGACTGGTTGTATTGATGAAATCAAGAGCTTGCTGGTACGAAACCGAATCCTCGGTGACCAGCTTCAATGCCGTTCGTTGCCTTTCAATGGAGGCGGTATAGCTGGCCAACCCTGCCACCTGCTGCCCCATCATTCCGGCTTGGGCGCCAATCGCGCCACCAGCAGCCATACCAGCAAGACCGAACGGTGCGCCAGCCAGAGCGCCAACAGCACCAAGCGGACCGCCAAACACACCAGCAGCAGCAACCGTGCCAGCACCCCTGGCAAGCCCCATCAGGCGACCAGTGCCACCACCGGGCTGCACCTTCTTCAGTTGTGCTTCAAGTTTCGCCGCTTCAGCGTTTGCTTGTTTGAATTCAGCGGTTCCAATCTCAACACTATTTGCAATTTCACGCCATGCATTTGCATAGCCTTTGAGATTGTTAATGCTGTTCGCAGAAGTCTGCTGAATCTTTCTCAGTTCGTCAGATACTTCTTTGAAATTGACATTGGCAGCCGCAGCTTGTTGTCCCAGATTCTTGAAGCTGCCAGACAGCCTCGTGAGCTGTTCACCGCCCTGTTGCTTGATCCTCAGCAGCAGCTCAGTGGTTTGGCTCATTTGCGTTTGCTGTTCAGAACGGCCAGGGCAGCCATTTCCATCACCTGCACGCCTTCGAAGATGGCAACAGGATCCTTGACTGAATACAGCTTACAGAGCCATTCCAAACTCGGGTAGATCAGTCCTGTCAATCCAGCCATGCTCGTGTGCCATTGCGTCGACATGCGAATGAACATCAACACAACCTCCCAGTTCTCCTCCCAGATCTCACAGTCCTGCTGAGCAGCCTGCAGACGTGCAGCGGCAATCTGCTCCTCGCTTGCGCCAAGAGCCTTCAGGTCGGCCTCACGTTCGTCTACAACGCCGCCTTTCGCCCAGTACTCAGCGGCGTCTTTTAGTTTTTTGCCGGCGCCCCAGTGACGCTATCGGCATACGCCTGAATCAAAGCCTTCATGACGTAGGGATCGTCACACAGCTCCTTCTTGTTTTTCTCGGTAAAAGGAACTGGCTTGCCGGACTCATCATTGATGCCATCCCAGCCTTCAAGGATCCCATCAAGCAGGGCATCATCACCCTTCTCGACAAGAGCATTGAAGGCCGAGCGACTGATCTTTTTGAAGACTGCCTCGAACGTTTGAGACTCGAAGCGATTCCCATCAACAGGAATCTCAACTTTGACTTCCCACTTGTAGGAAGCAGTCTTCTTGAGGACGAAGGCCATGAACAGAGATCAGGTGAACACCAGCGACATCTCGTTGTTGCCAGCCGTGGTGGGCAGAGCCAGGTACGGCATGGACAGCGCGATTACGCCGTTAGTATCAGCGTAGCTGCAACCGGTGATGTCGGTCTGGGCTGCGTTGACAGTCACGATATTGCCGGAAGTGGCGCCCAACACCAGGCTTGTGGAACCAGTGGCAGTGGCAACGGCCTTGGCGAAGAAGTCGGTGGTGCCAACAGCAGGAGCCTCGATCACAGCCGTACCACCAGGGGCGCGGTTGGTGATCAAAACCTCTTTGTTGGAAGCGGTCTCCTTGTACAGCAGCTCGTTGTTGAGCGCCATGTCGAACGACTCAATGCGGGAGCTGGTCACACCGTGGAAGGTGGCCGTGGTGACGTTGGTATCGTTGACCTCGATGGCAGCAGCCTGATTGGCAACAGTGAAAGAGCCAGACAGGGCGGTGTCATCAGGGGCGTTGTAGATGCCGATGAACTGGAAGCTGGCAACAGCAAACTGACCAGCAGTCAGGTTGAAGCTAACAGTGCCGCGTGCGCCGGTGATCTTGTGGCGGGTGCCGTCGTAGAAGCAATAGATCGTAGCGGAGCTGAAGCTGCTGCTCACCGGGGCATAGGTCACCGAGGTGGAAGAAACAATCGTCTCGCTCAGGCCGCAGGACTTCAGCAGCGGACCGAAGGCAGGAGCGGTGCCAGCAGTGCCAGAACCAGCCAGCTCAACATCAAAGGTCACGCTGACGCGCTTGTTGGCAACCAAAGTGCCACGGGTGCTGTTACCAAGGAAGCCTTGATAAGAAGCCGCTTGAACGTTGTCCGATTCAATCGGAGTTACCTCAAGGTTGGTAACTTGAACCGCGTCAGAACCGCCGACAGGACTAGGGTCAGTCCCATAGGTTGACTCAATCTTCGCGATCAGAAACTTCTTCCGAGTCAGTGCCATCGGTGGTAGGAGCGGCGGTTTCTGTGATCAGTGTAAGCTTCCCAGACTTAGGGTCAAACAAATAGCTGCCGCCCACTCCGGGATTGGGAACTTCCCTTTCAATCTTAGCCATGATGTTAGGCGCTAGTTAATGAAGTCCTGCTCGTGCGATACCGCACAAGGAAGTCTTGGCTAATGATACCCAAAGGCACATCAGCTTCATAAAGACTGAAGTCAGTACGGTCAGGTGTCAAGTCAAGTGCATAACCGTTGACGGTTTGATCAGCCATCAATTTTTGATGCACCTGCTGCGTGTAGGTATCTGAATCGTCGTCAGGGATGGCAGCACGAACAAGAGTGGTGATCCTGACCCGCATCGTCCAGTCCAACTTGTCGTAGAAGTTGGTGTCAATCGGTTGATCGTTGACGGGTTCCACGATGACAGCAGGCACCTCTCCGCGTGCCAAGGGTTCCACACGGCTGCGATAGACCGTTGCACCGGTGATGCTGCTCAGGTTGCTTGCAATGCGAGCAAGGATCAACTCGCGGCGTGTGTCAGCCATGATTAGGCAGAGGCGACTTGAACAACGGTGCAGATCACGCCGGGAATGCTCGGATGAGCAAAGGGGCTGCTGGCTGCGGCCTCAGCGTGAATGTAAGCGGCGGCGTTTGACGTTGCCCACATCAATTCCAAGTAATCACCCGCGACAAGTGGCAACACGAAATTAACTGTGCCAATCACATTCCCGTCGATGCCGCCATGCTTGGCGATGATGCTGAATTTGCTGTCACTGGCAGCCACATCACCACTGGCACCACTGTCGTTTTTGCGCAGCCAGACATTGACATCGTGGATTTGCTCGTTCGTATTGCTGAACTGAATCGAAAAAGTCAGGCTGTAAACACCAGCGTGATCAAAGGTGATTCTGTTCTGGGAAACAATATGAATGCCGCGACTGTTTGGATCTTCTGAACGCAAATAAACAGAGGTCGGCGTATTTGCCGTTGCAGTCTGTGAGGTCGAATCCCAAAACGAACCCCAATATCCCGGACCGGAAAAATACGGCAGTTGACTCCACGTCGACTTCCCGTTTCCGATTTTCAAATTATTGGTCTGCGATTCAACAGCGGCTTCACCGTCCATCAAGACAGGGTTCTGCGCCGCCCAATTGTTTCTGCTGTTGACTTTGAAGACGCTGCTCATGACCTCAAAGTCAAACTTTGCTCAACAGTAGTTCCGAAAACACACCGTCATCAACAGGACGATTCTCACGCACGGTGTAAGACGCGGAATCAACAGTAATAGAAGTGCCGCGAGCGGCGGTGCTGACATCAGCAGTCTTTGCCGTAAGCAAGTACTCCCGAGACAACGCCATACCGCCCGCGATCACATCCATAGGCGAATCCAGAATGCCAAGGAACGCAGTACCAGCACCGATTTGGCAGGTAACGCCAAACTCAGCAAGGAACGCATCTGGCAGTTCTGGAAACGCCATCAGGATCAGTTGCCGTACTTCTTAGAAGCAAGGCCAAGCACTGCAACAGCGCCGGTGCCGGTGCCACCAGTCACGGTGAAGAGAACGCGAACATAACGCTTGAGGTCGTTGCTGTTCAGGTAGATCTTTTCGCGGAAGGCGGTGTTAGCAGCAGCAGCAGTGAAGCCACCGCCACTGATGTCAACAAAGTCACCAGAGGTGGTGGTGTCAGAGTGCTGAAGCTTGGCGGTCAGGGTGACGCCAGAACCAGCAGCGGCAGAGGAGATAATGAAAGCAATGTCGCCTTCAAAATCGTTGTCGCCCTGCAGGTCAACATAAGCCGGAGTACCAGCGCCGGTGGATGCAACCACAGCGTTGTCATGCAGGCGAATCAGAGTGGTCTTCGACCCGAGGTTGTGGATCATTGGTCTTTCTCCGTTTGGGAGCGGGTTTGCTTTGAACAGGATCCGGCTGCTCGTCAGCCGTAACAACAACTTCCTCGATGATGGGAGCGGGAATGGCCTTCTGAATACCGATCAACAGCAGGGCTGATTTTTTATCGGTTTCTACGTAATCACCAACTTTCACCTGCTTGAGGTCAACGATGGTGTCACGCAGCATCTGAATGCGCATTACCCGCTCCGTAATCATCAGGACAGCTTGCAGATGGACTCAGGATGACGCACGGCCACGTCATAGTCCTGCATGGCCACCACACGCACGGTGCCGGAAGCGGAACCGGTGTAAGGGTCAACCATGATGTCCAGACCGCTCCAGAAGCCGATCAGGATGTCGCTGAAGTTAGCGAACACCGCAGTGTTGTTCGGCATGGAGTTGGACACGTAAGCCGGGTAACCGTTGATGGTGTTGTCGGCTTCGTAGATGAAGTTGGCGTTGGTGCCGGTGGCCGACTTCTCGGTGGTCTTCAGAGTGCCGCGCAGAGCGGAGTTCATCAGATAGCCGAGGCTGCCCAGCAGGGCGTTGTCGGTGCTGAGAGCGGCCTCAGCATTCACGTAATCCAGGAACGTGGTGTAACCGGACTCGGTGTTGATGCCGGTCACGTTCAGGAAGCCCAGCGGATACGAAGAAGCACCGGTGCCGTTGATGGCCTGGTTCTCAACTTCGATGGCAATCTGTTGAGCCAGATCGCGACGCACCAGGTTCTCGATGTCGATGCTGGACTGAAGCAGCAGACGACGCGAGTAATCAGTCAGCGCACCAATCGTGCGGGGCTGCATCGTCACCTGGTCGACGGTGAGCTGGGACTCGGTGATCGAGCCAGACTCAGCGACGTGGTACACAGTGGCACCACCAGACTGACGGGGCAGAGCAACCATGCCTTGCAGGCCGGTCATCACAGTCGCGCCAGCGGTCTGCAGCACAAGAGCCTTGCGGAGCAGATCGATGAAGCTGTCGCTCATCAGATCGGTGGCAACCAGATCACCACCACCGGAGGCAGAACCCACGGTCAGGTCACGGCGGCCATAACCCAGCACATCAGCGGGGATCAGGATGCCACGGGCTTCCTTGCCAGACTTCTGCTGAGCAGCACGGCTGACTTCCATTTCGAAAGCAGCAGCACGCTGAGCTTCTTGGCTGTTGGGGTGAGCCAGAGCGTTGATGGCGCGGATGAAGGAGAAGTCACGCTTCTCTTTGTCCGACATGCCGATCTCGGCATCCTTGGGGTTCAGGGGCTTCTCTTCCACACCCATCTTTTCCAGAAGGGCAGAGCGAAGCTCATCAAGGCTGCGGGAGTTAGCGATGAACTCCTGAGCCATTTCAATGTTCTTGGTGCGTTGACCAAGAGCAATCATGTCGGCCATTTCCTTAGCCTTGGCCTGAGCGGCCTCAGCGCGGATAGCCTCAACATTGAGGTTTTGATCCACGGTTGTAACTCCGTTGGGTTGACTGTGAACGGCTGAGGCCGTATCGACGTTCTCATTATGGGAGAAAGAACGTCCGATTCCAACCGAATTATCAGCCGGCACGGTGACCAGGCTTATTTCAAACGGTTGGAAACTGGTAGCGCGATAAGTCACAGGTGATGTGGACTCATCGGCTTCCATCGAGTTGATCTTGTAGCCGAAGCTGACATTGCGGATGATTCCATCCTTGATCAACTCTTGCATCTCGCGACCCAGTTCGTTGTTCGCGAGTTTTACGCGTGCATAGGCACGCTTGTTTTTGATGTAAGCCTTCTGCACAACGCCGACGATCTTGTCTGCATCGTGTTGGTACAGCAGAGGCGCGCCATCGTTGAGACGAGTGAGATCCATGGACTTGGCATCCATGCTCAACACTTCCATGCCGTAGTAACGCTCAACCGGCGCTTCACTGGCAAAAGGAAACTCAAGCGTCCTATCTTCGCTTTCAGAGCGGAACTCAGTTGCGAGTGAACGCTTCAGTGTCTCGCCTTCAAAGAAGCGCAGCGCAGCAATCTTGCGCAGTTCAGAGAACTTATGACCGACCAAAGTCTCGGTCTCTTTGTAACTACCTTCGCTGTCTTTGCGGTACACGCGAATCAATGCAGCGGGATCTTCTTCAGATGCGTTAATGCTAAACGAAGAATCAGGAACACCAAGTACACCTTCACGCATCACGTGTTCAACTTTCCCGCGTGCGGTGCCACCACTTGAATCCCACTCTACAAAATCACCAACCTTGACAGCATCAGGTGCAGCACTCTCTTCACTGCGCTCACCGGTGGCTTCTTCAAACATCATCGGATCAAAGTCGTGATCACTCAGCCATTCGCGAGCCTCGGCGGGCGTGAAGCGATCAGCATCAAAACGAATGGCCTGCAACTCAGAGGTGCCATCCTTGATCCCATAAATTGCATCAATGCCAGCGCCAAATTCATCATTGACGCGGCGGATGCTGTCGTACTGATCAGGATCAGTCAGGCGAGCAGCATGCTCATTGGGATAAGGGCGTCCATCGACGATCTCTTCGTTGATTTCCATGGCACGCTCCTGTGCTTTTTTGATGGCTTTGGATTTCATGTTGCTCCAGGTTTGACCTGAATCACCGCCCCATGCCGCCCATGCTACGCGACCCGGCGAAGGATAGTCTTCACCATCAGGACGAAAGCCTTTGCCCTGCTTGTCAACCTCATGGCGTGCAAACCATGCGGTCATCGTGATGACAGTATCAGGACTGAGTTCGTCACCTGACAGGATCTGACCAGCACGGGTAGCAGCAACATCAGTGCCACCGGGGCGACCATCTTTCTTCCATGCGCGATAGCGACGCGCTTCGGCCTTCATGCCTTCTGTTGGCATCAGGTCGATTGTTTTGTCACCAACCTTTGCCATCAGTCGATGTCCTCAAGTTCAGGTTCTTCCTCATGTTCCATCGGATGTTCAGTTGGAGCAACAGGAACAGGTTGAGAAACGCCGCTGTTAGAAACCTGCGACGGGTCAGTATCAAGGACAATGCCGTACTCATCAGCAACAGCGAGTTCATGCTGGCGTTGACGCATCTGATCCTCAAAGTCACCGCCGTGCAGGGCGATCACCTGCGAGAGCGTCATGATGCCTGAGCGGATCAGTTCCTTGTAAGCAGCAGCTTCTTTCTGCGGATCAACGAACTGAGCAGCAGGTGCAATCCACTTGGCTTCTTCGTAACGCTCAGGATTACTGTCGTAATTCGGCAGATCCAGAACGCCAGCCAACACGGCCATTTCAATCCACTTCTCGTAGACCTCTTCGCACAGCGATTCGATCAAGTATTGCTGGAGTGTTTTGTAATGCGTTCTTGTTTCAAGCAGTTCCAGTCGTGAAGAGCTGTAGTTGCTTTGAGAAAAATCTGAGCTGACTTGCGTGTAAGAACAGCCAATCCCAGCAGCCACAGCTCGCAGCATTTGCTGCACAAAAGGAGTGAATGCATCATCAGGGCGATTGGGCGTGAAAAACTGCATTTCTTCGCCGGGAGCCAATCGACGGATGCTGCCGGGCGAGAAGTCGAGGACAGACTCCTGATCAAACGTGCCATCTTCAAACAGCTCCTGATCTGGTGTCTTCACGAACGCCATCATGCTGCTGCTGGCACGAGCGGCGACAATCTCGGCTTCTTCGTATCCAGACAAATTGCGCAGGCGCATGATCGCCGTAGCAAACGCGCTAACACCACGCGTCTGGCCGGGGCGTTCAATCAAATAAAGGTGAATGATGTCTTCAGCGGGAATGCGCACCCGCTTCTTCATTGCTTTGACGGCATAAGCAAATTGGTAATCGCCAGGGTGGTAATCAAAGAAGTGATAGGCAACCGGGCGTCCCCACTTGTCAATCTCCACGCCCATTCGTACTTCATTGCCGTTCTTCTCGATGCCGTTGTAATCATCATCAAGAAGATCCGACTCGATGAGTTCAAGGCCGAGCGGTACTTTGCTGCCACCAAAGGGTTGCTTGACAAGGCGAATGAAGACTTCACCGGATTCAAGGACAGACGTGATGCTGAGACGTTGGATGTCATACCAGCTCAGTTTGCCGCCGGTGTGACAACGCTTTGCCGAAGTCCAGCGATCAAATTCCTCTTCGATGCGGCGATTGATCTCATCAGCAAGGCGGCCACCACGCTGCATCCGCACCTGAGCCTGCATCCTGATGCCGGTGCCGACCACGTTGTTGCGGACAGCACGCAGGGCAGACTTGGCGAAGTCGGAATCACGCACCAGTTGACGGGCGCGATTGCGAAGCATCCTGATGCTGCCTCGGATCTCGCTGTCAGCCGATGTGGCTTGACTGATCCAGTCAGACGTGAGGCGGTTGTTCTGAGCGGCGGCGTAAGCACGCTTTAGATAACTGTTCTTCTGCTGCGCTTCAGCCAGTTGCTTCTGCAACGCGCCGGTGCGACCGATACCGAAGATCGCCATTAACGGAACCTCACTTTGGCGAGACCGGGATTGCCGAGACCTTGACGGATTTTCTCAGCTTTCCGCTCCATTGCAATTTCAGCTTTCAAACTGTCTTGCAATTGAAGGAGTTCGGCCATCTTGTACCGCTTCAGGCTACGTCCGCCGATCTGATATTCCTGCACCATCCCGCCTTGAGCGAGCGTACGGATGGCTGCCTCAACATAAGACAGGTCAATCTCAGCGCGAGACCGATCATCAAAAGCACCGGGCGAGCCGGCGTATTTGGCAGTGGCCTTGACGGTGAACTGACCACGGCCAGCGGTGTACTGCAGCGTGCTGTAGGTGGCAATCGCCTGCCAAGTCCACAGGCCGGCGTCAAAGCCAGTGGTGGTCGATGCAGGCACCGTCACCCGCCAACCAGTGCCTTCAGCAGTGCCAACAACAGTCGTGCCTTCACTTGCAACATTCGTCCGGGCATACCACGTGAGCGTGTAGGTGCCGCTGTCGATGTTGGTTCCAATCGCGTCCTTGAACGCAGGCACGTCAAAAATGACGGTGTCACCCGCGTAAATCAGGTTCGGGACAAGGATGCTCACCAGCTCGTCACGAATGAAGGATTGCTGCGCCTGACCCGCCTTTGCGGTGGCCGATATGTTGAGTCTATCGGCTTGTCAGGCAATACGTCACTTGTATCTGCTTTTTTTGCAGCCTTCCCAATACTCCGCTCAAACTGCTCAAAAATAGTGTTCCTGTTGAATCGCATGTACAGGAAGTGCAGCGCCGCATAGCTGTACACAAAACAGTCCAATGCTTCGTTGCGATCACCCGGTCTCTTCTTCCATTCTCGAATCGCAAAACCCTTGACATAGCGGACGACCTGGCGCTCCGAGGTGATTTGCTTGAAGTACTCCTGACCGGCCTCGGCGTGAAAGTGAATGTACCCCGCGCCATGCTCGTTGTGCTTCAATCTGCCGAACAAGGTGGACTTGATCGTGTCAGAACCAACAGGGAACACCTCAGCCGAATTTTTCAAAACTTGACCCTTGTAGTTAATATCCACCTTGGAAGGCTTCCCAATAGGCGGTTTGTTCCGCACCGATTGTCCTTTCAAAGCAAACACTCCTTTCCCTTTTCTGACCCTGGCATACGTATACACCTCGGAGGTGTAGTGGCCGCCAGAGTCAACACCAATTGCCGAAACTTTCAGTCTTCCGCCTTCGGCATGCGGGTAATCCCTTAGCAGTAGGTCATCAACTTGTTCCCACAACTTTTGTCCGGCTGGATCGCCATAAATCTCTGTGTGACTGATCAACCAGCACTCCTCACCAGCGCCCCACGCATAAAGCCCAACAGCGACTCTGTTGTCCTGCACGTCAACGCCAGCAGTCAGTATCGAAGCGCCTTTCGGGACTTCACCGGCGGGGTAAAACTCGGCTCGCTCAGAAAGGCTATCGGCACCAAGTTTTGCCCCAGTTTCTTCCTCCCAAGTCTCGCCCAAGATGGTATTAACGAACGTCTTCAACAACGGAGCGTCGTTCTTCGCACGTAGAAACTCGCCAACAATTTCTTCCCAACTCTTCCATCCCAACGGCGAGTACAAGGAGGACAAATGGAATCCAACCGTCCTTGCATCTTGGCTTGCGGCCGTCGCACGCCATTCACCTTTGCGCAGCATTTCGCTCTTGTAATGCTCTGGTATGTGCGCCCCGCAAGCCTCGCAGACATACGCAGCAGTCTTTGGATCACCGTCACGCCACTGCAGATTCTTCCACTGCAGCCATTGCATGTGATCGCAATGTGGACACGGGACAAAATATCGGCGCTGATCAGATGCCAAATATTCCGCCTCAATGCGGCTCGTATCTTTTACCGTTGGTGTGGACGTAAGGATGATCTTCCGACGAGAAAAGGTTGACGCACGACGCTCAGCCAACGCACAAGGGTCGCCTTCACCGTCCACATCACTCGGGAAAGCATCAACTTCATCAAGAAGTACCCAGCGACAAGGAGCAGACCGTAAGCCCGTAGCACTGTTGGCACCCGTGAGCAGCAGGATGCCACCGGGGAACTCCTTTGAAAACATCGTGTTGCCTGAATCGCGGCTTCGAGCAGGAGCGACCTTGTCGGCAAGGCACGGTGTCTCATGAATCAGCGAATCAAGCCGCTGCTTTGACAATCTTTTAGCCATCTCAATCGTCGGCTGCACGAAAAGTGCTGGACCGGGAGCATGGGCAATCATGTAGCCCACCACGTTGTTGATCGCTTCTGTCTTGCCAAGCTGCGCACCAGCCATAAACACCACCTTCTGAACGGCGGAGTTGGCAGACATGCAGTCCATGATCTCCTTGAGGTAAGGAGTCCTTTCCGTCCGCCACGGTCCCGGTTCGGCGCTGGCCTTGTTGGACAACATCCGGTACAGATCTGCCCACTGACTCACAGACAGATCAGGGTCAGGGCGGAGGCCGTCGCGGAATGCCTGCCGATAGAGCAATGCTCCGTCACGCATCGGTCAACGTCTCCAGCGCCTTGCGGATCTCCTCGGTCAACGTCTGGTGGATGACAACAGGATCCGACTCCGCAGCCAACTGGTTGCTGACGCGGTCAGGAATATTACCCAAAGCATCCCGTACAGCACGAGCAGCAGTGAAAGCCTCCCGCTGTACACGAGCAACTTCCACGAGTTGATCCTCTTTGACCTCCAGATCCAAGCGAGCCAGCTCCGCACGGAAATGCTCTGACTTCGCACGACTTTCATTGAATGTCGGAATCTCAAGGTCTTCTGATTTGCGACGCGTGGGACTCACGCTGGCCAGCGGGTTGCCTTCCCTGTACGCCTTGACCGCTGCTTCCTTGTCCCATTCGATCTTGTTCCTGTTCACCGCGAAGCAGCCGTCAAACCGCCCCTGGCTCTTCATCTGGCTGATGCGGGCTTGCGTGATGCCCAGCTCCTCAGCCAGTTCCTTGGTGTTGCAGACCTGCATACGGGCAATTTAAGACCAACAGCGGCGTTTTAAGCGAAATAGTGCCAGATAGCGTTTTTGAGGCATATAATGGTCAACTTTTGCATTTTGGCGTCTTAAGTGCGTCTCATGTGGGAATGCTGCGACACGCATACTCCTGGCGCTAGCCGTAGAAAGGGGTTCGAAATTACC